GAAAGATCTGTAATAGATCTTCGACTTAAATCAGATTCTACTAAAAGTAGATATTTGTAAAATGCCATTGCGGCAGTTAAAGCATACTTGTTTGGGTCGGGTGGTAACGGAAAATATTTGTTAATATTCTTCGTTCATCATCTTTCCCTCATAGGAATTGCTTTATCAATAAGGTTAAGGGATTCCATTAAATCTTCTGTTTTATGTCAAGCTGTTAGGATCAGTTCTTGAACTGATTGTAACATACTCTCATTAAGGTATTTAACTAATGTTAAATACCCTCCTCTAATATTATTCTTTTTATAGAATAATTTCGAGAATGGAGTTCTGACAAAAGATGTGTAAGGAGTCTTGATAAAAGATTCCAAACCATCGGAAGATTTAATAAGTCATTCAAGGGTTTCAGGGCATGCAGATCAGTGAGATAATTTAGTTCTAGAAATGATTTTATTCATTCTATTACATCTATCTCTTACTGATACAGCATAAGAATAAAGAAAGGAGTAAAAACCAACTATAAATTGGTCATACCCAAACTTTAAACTATTCCTGAACAATTTGATGAATCTTTCTTCTTCATTAATACTTAATAAAAATACTAAGTATCTTACCTTAAGATTTAACTTATGGTAAGGCTTTTGAAATTGAGAGATAACCCTTCAACCAAAACCTGCAACTTTTAAGGCTTCCTGAATAGTAAGTTTATATTTTCTTACATATTCAAGGAATACAACTATGTCTGTCAAAGATGAATATAATTCTTTGAATGGGGAAGGAGATACATTTTCTCCCTTAAAGAATGTTCTTTTGGCAAATTCTAATCCTAACCCTTTTGGGGAAATGATTGATTTTGCTAAGTTACATTCAACTCCAATCTTAGAAATTATTTTATGATATTCCTTAGCTACTTTCGTATCTAAGATAACAATATCATCACCTAAGATAGCATAATTTGTAAATTTACAAATTGTACCATAAACTTTCATCGCAGCGTACATCAGGATTAAATGATGAGTCATTGCTAACATTGCTCAGCTGGATAGAGCACCCATTGGTTGCCCCACGGCATATCTGACGGATTTTCCGCCAGACCGTGGGACCAAGAAGTCCCTATCGATCATCAATGTTTGTCAACTTATTGCCTCGAATTGTTCCAAATTAAATATTTGGGCAATCAAAGG